CACCCGAAGGTGGTTTTCTTGGAGCAGTTTCTCTCTAATCAGAGTCTGCTATGCTTTGGAAGTAAGCAAGCGAATCATCGTCCTCATCAATAGATGCGAGTGACTTACCCTTTGGTTCAGGTGCTGCCTTGCTCTTTGCAACTGGAGGTGAGTAACTTGATACTTCCTCTTCCATCATATCCGAAGCAGTCTTTGAAGCAACTCCACCAGTGGACAGAACCATCTCCAACTTCTTCTTCAGTTCATCGTATGACCGGAAGTTCTTTGGATCAGTAAACTCCGACAACTTATACTGGGCATTTGCAATCTTCAGAATTGTCTCATCATCCTCGGCAATTGCTGCTGGTTCCAGAAACACTGACTGATCGTAGTTAGGATATCCCTCAACCTTACGCTGACGTAACTTGAAGTCTGCACCTTCCCAAAAGTCAAACACATTGACTGGTTTCTCATCCTCGAAAGTCGGTTGTGCCTTATCCATGATCTTATCAAAGATCTTCTTACCAAACTTGAATAGACGGACTTGACCTTCATTCTCAGGATGCTTTGGATCACTGATCACTAGAATGTTTACATAGAAATGCAACTTGCGTTTTTGTTTGCGGGCGATTTCTTTGTTGGCATCGGAACCTGAGTTCCAAAGACTGCTATTCAGTTGCCCCAGTGGATCTTCCTGTCCAATTGTTGACAATGAATTTTCGATGTACCACTTACCAGTTGGTCCTTGGAAGGCATGGGAGAATACCTTGACCCATGGCAGTTCATCACTCTCTGTCTTGGGCAGAAAGCGAATGGTGGCAGATGCATTACCTGCCTTGTCTGCTTCTAACTTCCAGATCCGGTCATCTTGATATGACTTAGATGTTCCTGGATTGGAGATTTTTTCAAACTCTTGTGCGATCTTACCGAAGTCGGTGTTGCGCATTTTTCGTAACGTATTGAGGTCCATATTATTTCCTTATAAAGTAAATCGTATTAATTAGTATTTTTAGTATGTGTGATAAAGATTTGATCGGTCACGGACATCTCATCGTCAAAGGGATCTGATGATTCTTCTTCATCAATTGTATTTAGCATCTTTTGTCTCACCTTCTTGTTTCCCGTGAATCGACCTTCTTGTTTCTCATCAAACTTGTCTGTGTAGTATCTGCGCGTCTTTCCCATGATAATTTATTATTCCAACTCTCCTATAAAGTTATTGTAAATTTTTGATAGTTTTGAGGGATCAAACTTTACGAACCCCTCGCACTTCTCAATCCGTCTGCGCTCATCTTCCCAGAGTAGCATAGAGCTATTATACCACAATTTTAGATATCCGTCAAGCTTATTTAGAAGGAACATCGTTTCAATCGTGACTTTCTTTCCTATGTACATCTTGAGAATAAGAGGATAACTATCTAGGTTGAATTCAAACAATTGTTTCCTGGATAAATTATTCTTTTCCTTCTGTAACATCACTTCATTTAGATCATTCTCGAACACTCTTGTCAAACTTTCTCTCCTGCGATTCCACTCAAATAAATTATCCTCAGCTCTAGATTCGTCGTATATACATGCATCATTGCCATACATAGCGCTGGCCACAAAATATCGTATCACTTGCTGATCAGTCTGATGCTTCCGTGCTATCTTTTCAAACAGATACCGATCATTCCTTGCAAGGAATGCCTGCTCAGATCCCTTTACATTACCCCTAGTCTCGAACACATTATATTTGTCCGTGGTAAAGTGCAGTTTCACTGCAATATAATATCGGTATGTTTTGAACCCAGTAATCATGCATCCAGCATTGGGGTATAGGTGGTTCCTTGTCGATCCTGCCGCATATTCATTGCAATCTTATCTTTGAGTGCCGGACTGATCAGTGGAGCAATCTCCTCCGGTTCCACGAAGTTTTCCTTGCAGTAAAACAGTACGGCATCTATATGGGTCATTCGCTTGTTTGAAGATAGTTCCTCAATATACAGAGAGAATTCGGTTGCATTTTCGAATATCATAGTGGTCTCGCAAGATAATATTTGGTTGCCAATTCCAACTGACGCAGTTCGCGATACTGTGTTAATTTAGTATTGTATAGATTCCAGATAGGTGTATCCAAAACATTAGGATCCATATCGTTCTCGAATTTCTCCAAAAACATACTGAAGAACTTATCCATCTTCATCTTCTGAATAATCACCTCATTCAGCAACTCTTGTAACTTTGGTTTATCGTGTGATACTTTTGATGCATATTGTAAATTACTCACTGTTTAGCCTCGTCTCATTTTAGATATATCAATTGCTTCTTTCACTGAAAATACTGGCACACTATTAGATTTGTGCATGGTAGCGATTCCGATCATAGCAGTGCCAGTATATACGTTTGCTGCTTTCTTTGTTGCTGTACCTATACCATTACCTAGGCTTTTGATATTTCCACCAAAATCCCTAATAGGAAGGATATACTCAATGCTATTAGACTGTACACTGACTTTACTATTTTGTTTGACATCATATTTCTCCAGTAGTTCTTTCCAAGATTTCTGCAACAACCGCTTTGCAGCAGTAGGTTTACTTTTCTTTCTTTTAGGAATATGCTCATATAAAATCATATAAACTATTCCTGACTCTTGAAGATTGACTTCAGGAACTTCATAACTTGGTACTCTTTGGTAAACACGTATCTCGTTTGCTCACCACTATCATCATCACTGACAATAACCACAAACCCATTACTCACTTGATTGATCTCAACAGACTTCATTTTGTTTCTCCTTATCGTATGCCTTCAAAGCATCTCTAGCATTCCTGATGGCAGCAAAAGCATCCCTAGTACCAGCAGCCAAATACTCCTCCTCCGCATCCGTCACCGCCTTCACCAATTCTTCTCTATTACTCATGTGTTCTTCTCCTCTAGTTCCCATTAATTTTGGTTTCCATGAAATCAATAAAATCTTCCCAAAGATAAAAATCTTCCATGGCTAACACTAATGTATTTCCATTACAAATTACTCGGTCGCCATGACCATGATCCATGATATATTCTGCATATTCAGTATCATAATCTCCAGCTTCTACCTTATCTTGAATTTCTTTTCTGTCCATTTCACTTCCTTTCATATAATTAATAACTCAACCTATAAGACTATTATACCTTATTATTGAATTAAAGTAAAGCGATATTTTATGTTGCCCAATTCGGTTTACCGTAACTTTTCAGGAACTCCTGTCCCAATGCCTCAGCATCACCTTGGTTAGAAAGGATCTTTTTATGGATAGTGGTTGTAATGAACTCATACACATTACCACTGCCACACATCAAAGTATATTCGTCTACGACTTTATTGTGGTGTATTTCCATTCTACGATCGGGGCATTGCCATGACCAAGATACTCGATTAGTTTTCATTTTTTGTGTGCATCCAGAATTGAGTGTATGGTATCCGCTTGGTCTTCTTCGCGGTTCTTTGCTGATTGTTTGGTTTCGCGCATCACATCTGGTTTACTGTAACCCTGTATACAGGCGATAGTGTGAACATATTCACCCTGGCGATAGATATATGCTATGATACCATTATGTAATAACTCATCCATCTCAAAGTATATTGCATTAGACTTACCCTTATCACGACCCTTTTGCATGCATTGTTTGATTGGTATAGTTGTCAGGATATTCTCGGTGCCATGGTGAGCATAGACCGGAGTGGTAATAAGCATTGCTGCGATTAGTAATTTCTTCATTTGGTAATGACCTCAGATTCAGTTTCGATCCATACCCTTGCACCACACGATAATGGTTTCTTTGGTGAATATATTATTTTGGATGGACCCAAGATTTCAACCTCGTGGGCATATATGTTGGACTTGTAGGACTTTACGGTCAGAACTGGTTCGACCAAATCATTCTTTATGTTGGATCGAATCTTATGCTGGTTTACATGAATGATTGTTTTCATTGCTCTCTACCGGACTTCAAATATTCTCCGTTCCTCGGAAATCGCGAAACGGCACTGCTGTATGGTTTCTTTTCAATTAAACAGGTAACTCTTCCATCAGGCCAATGAGATTCAGCAAACGTATTCTCCGGACACACCGTGTTATGATACAGGTATATCTGTTCAATCTTAAAATGTGGCTTAGTAATAACTGCACTTGCTGCTGCAGGAACTATACAGAGTAGCAAGAGGAGTGCTGCCATATTACTGGATTCTTTGTTCATACTCCCTACCTTGGATATACAGGTAGACGATATCCCTGAGAGTCCAGATTTCGGTTCATCTGCTGC